CTTCGTGGGCTGTTGAAGCCAGCAAAGTGCCTCACGTGATTTACTTGGATGAGTTCCAGCAAGCGCCGAGGGAGACGCAGAATGCCTTCGCGGCCCTAGTGAATGAGAAGGTAGTGGGGGGGTTGAAGCTGCATCCTGATTGCTACATAATGGCGGCGTCGAATAACTTGAGTGACCGGAGTAACGTGGTTTCGATGCCTCCGTTCGTGAGCAATCGTTTTGCTCACTTCAACGTGGCTTACGACAATGATGCGTTCTTGGAGTACGCGAGGAGTCGTGGGTTGTGGCCTTACATAGCGGCTTACGCGGCTTACCGTCCGGACATGATGCATAAGATGCCGAAGAGTAATGATGAGTACGCGTGGACTAGCCCCCGGTCGATGGAGTTCCTGAGCCGCGTCATTCAGTCGGGCAATCCAACCATCGAGGTGGAGTTGGAGCGGTTGAAGAAGTATGGCGCGTCGCTCATTGGGCTGGGCACGTCTGCGGATTTCTCGGCTTTCGTCAACTGGAGCTATAAGTTGAAGGTTGATGAGATGCTTGAGGCTGCGGGTAAGGGGAAGCGCGTGAAGCTGCCTGAGGAGCCTAACGTCCTTTACTCGTTGACGGGGGCTATCGTGGCTCACGTTAAGCGTAACCCGAAGAAGCAGGCGCTGCCGGCGTTGAAGTTGCTGGATGCGTTTGAGAGTAAGAAGGACTTCGGGGCGATTACGCTGATGAGTTTGGTGGCGGACAAACAGATTGGGGATGAGTTGGCTAAGCACGAGGAGATGATGGATTCGTTCCAGCGGTTTAAGGTCATGGTGAGGCCGGGTGATTAGGGTATGGATGAGACGGTCAGGAAGTGTGATGCTTGTGGTAAGGTGATTCCATATGGCCATGAGTTGTATAGGCTTGGTGTGACGTATTGGAAGGACGCCGGACCCAATCTAACTGCCTATGGCTCTAAGACGATTGTAGATTGTAATAGGCAAGGTGATTGCTGTAGTTCTGAGTGTGCGGCTGCCTTGCTGCGTTTGCGGCTAGTGCAATTCGAGGGCAAGTTGCAACCGTTTAAGGAGTAAGGAGGTTGAGTGATAATGGTTGAGTTGAATGCGTCTGATAAGTTGGCTAGGGCTCGGGTTCAGCTGTCGAGGAGCCAGCCTTTCTTTGCGTACTTGGCGTTTTCGCTGAGGTTCGTGGAGGATAAGAGCGTGCCTACGATGGGGGTGAATGACCGAGGTTATTTGATTTACAACCCTGCGTATGTGGAGGGTTTGAAGAGTGGCGAGTTGGAGTTTGCTTTGACGCATGAAGTGATGCATTGTGCGTTGATGCACACGAGCAAGAGTCGTTTGGGTGGTCGTGACCCGATAGTGTGGAACATGGCGGGTGATTACGTCATTAACACTATCTTGAAGGACTCTGGCGTGGGCGTGATGCCTCCTGGCTTGTTGTACGATGGAGTGCTTGGCAAGGGAGAGACTACAGAGGAAGTGTACGATAAGATAATGAGGAATGCCAAGCGGGTTAAGGTCGACTTTCCTATGATGGGCAAGGGCGGGTGCTACCAGCCTAGCGATGGGCACGAGCACGATGGCGAAGGTGAAGGAATAAGTAAAGGCAAGGTTGGCGCGGGCGTGGATTGGAAGGCCAAGTTAAACGAGGCTGCGGTTCACGCCAGGCAGATGGGTAAGTTTCCTTCTGGGGTAGACCGATTGGTGGAGGCGATTAACGAGCCTCCTTTGGACTGGCGGTCTATTCTGCATCAGAAGTTTCAGGGCAAGGTGACTTCGCGCATGACTTACTCTAGGCCTAACAGGAGGAATGACTTCGAGCATGGGGTTATTTTGCCTGGCAAGGTGAGGGAGGGAGCTAACGTCTTGGTTGCCATCGACACGTCGGGTTCGATTGGCAGCCGGGAGCTTGGCTTGTTCCTCAACGAAATCAGGGCCATGTTTGAGTCTGCTCCTGGGAGTGAGTTGACTTTGATGAGCATTGATTGCGCTGTGCATGAGGTGCGTAAGGTGGCTTCGTGGGATGACGTAGGGGAGTTTAACATCAAGGGTGGTGGTGGCTCGTCGATGGTGCCTGCGTTTGACTGGCTGCTTGACAGCGAGGATGAGGTTGACATGGTCGTGGTGTTGACTGATGGGTTCATTGAGTTTCCGAAGGACAACCCGAAGGGTGTGGACACTGTGTGGGTTGGCGTGGCAGGTGAGTTTAAGGTTCCTTTTGGGTTGATGATTCCGATGAGGGGGGTGGCGTGAGTGTTGCGTGGGTGGGTTAAGATATTGCAAGAAGAAAAAGCGAGCAGGGATTTGCAAGGGTTGGCTGTTTGTTTTCAATACGATACAGATAACGTTAGCTATCAAGGCTATTGCGGGAAGTTGGGCAAATGCCCCAGGTGCAACGCGCCTGCTTGGATTATTGTAGCAAAGCCAAGCTCTTCTATACATAGGGACAGTATGTCGTGTTGTTTTGTAACTGTCGCTAATACTTTTGAGGTAGCATCTTACCTCAGGTGGTGTAGCAAAAATGTCTGAGTTGGCTTTGTATCGTCGGTCTAGCTTAGACCGGCTGGCAACTAGGGTGTTAAAGAAGCAAGCTAGGGACAAGGACGAGTGTGCTTTGTGCGGGGCGAAGGCCGCGATTGGCCTGACTGCCGACCATTGGATTCCTTTATCAAAGGGGGGAACTAATGAGCCGGATAACTTGTGCATGGTGTGCGCTGCTTGCAATGGTTTCAAGGGTGACTTGATTCCTGGCGTTGGCTTTAGGGAGGTGACTTGCGGTAAGCATGGGCGTTCTTGGGCTCGTTTCAAGAATGGCCGTTGGGAGTGCGTTAGGTGTTGGAGGGATGCTGGATGCGAGTGAATTTTCCGCATAATGAGGACTACTCGGCGGAGTTGTCCGCTGATAATGAAGGCAGGTTACTAGTGAAGAGTGGCGGAGTGGTGTTGTTGTCTTACATACCTAAGAAGCAACTTGCTTTGGTTTCTAATGATGATGGTAAATACTATGCGACAATTCATCCGTTCGCTGAGGCGGTAGGAGTGGCTTGTGCTGATGCGGAGGGCATGGACGTATGCACTCAGAGCATAGGCTCTTTACCGCCTATAAAGGATGGCTTTGCGGTGTTATCTTACACGAAAGAGAGCCATGTTTTCTATGTCGATAAGGACTTCAAGCTCCTCAAGGTCTTGTTTCCGGTTGGTCATAATACTAAGCCTTATGGAGAGTTGCCTGACTCGTGGATGAATTACGCGGAGTCGTTAAGGCGGCTGGTGGGCAAACGTAGAGTTAACGAGGTGGCTTGGGATAAGCTTGAGCCTTTCATGAAGGTTGCTATTCGTTCGGATTTGGAGCACGACAAGCTGTCTGGTTTGTCGGTCAAGTGTACGGAGTATTTCTATCGGGCTGTCGAGGCTGGGGAGCTTGACTTCCTGGCGGGCGAGTTGGATGATTATTCGTTGCGTCGTCTGGCTATGATTGTGGAGAAGGTTCCTGGCGAGCCTAGGACTCTTGAGTTTGCTGACACGTTGAAGAAGCGTTTGGCTGACGAGGTTGCTTTGATGGCTTGGAGTAGGTTGTTTTTGGAGGAGAAGAGCGGTAAGGCGTTGCCGTATTTTGTGGATACGATTGGAAAGGCGATGGTGTGGCAGTTTAAGAAGTATGGGCAGGCCACTAACCTTATATAGTAGTATGTAGTATAGTTGCACGGTGATGCATTTGGATATTCCTGTGCAAGAAAATCAAGTCTACAAGGACACCCTGCGCAAGAGGGGCGAAAGCTACTACATTCTCGTAGACCAAGCAATGCTCGACTATCTAGGCATAAAAGACCCGGACAACGCAACGCTGGCAATCAAAGCCGAGAAGTCCACCAAGTGGGGCAACTACTTCGGCGTAGGGGTGAACAAACTAAAATGACTAGAATTGACTTGAACAAAGCACTGAAAGATAGGGGTTGGGTTGCTCCGAATATTGACGAATGCTCGGCCGATGATTTACGGCTAGCTATATGAAGTCTCCTGTGCCGTTTAACGAGTTGGAGGTGAGTGCATGAAGAAGATTGCCGCGCCTTTAGTGGAAGCGAAGAAGTGGAGGACTAAAATCCTCCGTGCGATGGACGTGCTGTCTCGTATAGAGACTAAAAAAGCAGCAGACTCGTACCTAGAGTTGGGCTTGGTATGGAATGACCTAGATACTGTGATTGAGACGGCTGAGGAGGCTTGACTTGTTTGACGCCTGAAGAATTTGAGGAACTTAAAGAAGCATTCGGCAAGAGCACTTATTGCGTAGACCAATCATGGGTGCCTGCCTTCAAGACATCCACAACGCCGGAGGAAGCGACTAAGAGAGTTCCCGAAGAGCTTCAGGACAAGTGGAAGGAAGTCCTGGCGACAGATAGTTTTGATGAGTTCGACACCAATCGTAACCTAATTGTCGACCCGATAATCTCGGCGGAGATTCGCAGGCGGATAGATAAGTACCTACGCAAGAACCCTGATACTAAGCAAGTGTTCTATCGTGCCCCCTTTCCTCTTTCTATCGAGCAAGTAATCATCATCAGCAACGAGTTGACTTATGCTCACAGCAAGCCCGTGGTAGTGTGGCCGGAGTCCTCTAAAGTTCACGAAGAAGGGAAGTTTAAGATTAATTATTATTGCAGGTTCCCGGTGAAAGTGACGGTGGAGCATGAGGCTCACGTGGCTAGGCTTGAGATATTTAAGACATACAAAGAGAAGGATGCGGACCGATATCACATTTCGTTCATGTCTGAGAAGAATTATCGGGCAGGAGTTCTAATGCCTGAGTTGGCGTTCAACTTCGACCGGTACGTGTATCAGGTGCTGGTAGGTAGCAGGAAGCTGTTGCTTTTGTCTGGCAAGAAGCTGCACATTGGGGCCGAGTATATAGTCAAGGGCTTGGTGTTCGACATTCCTCGCTTGTTTGACACTCGCTTGTACATTGGGGCCAAGCAAACGTGCGTGGTGGCTGACGAGATTACCGAGTTGGTTCCCGACAAGGTCACTGCCCCCCTGCTAGCCAAATGCAAGGGCAAAGACCGGGAGTGGTTCATGCGTTCGGTCATGTACCCATACCACAACTGTCTGGAGGACTACTCGCTGTACGTGACGCTTGGTTTCTTCCACTTGCAGACTGGCTTTCCATTCAATCAGTTGGTGGTGGGTGAAGCTAACAGCGGTAAGAGCAGGGTGCTTGCCAAGTTCCATTCGATTACTGGAGAGCCTGTGCTTGAGGCGGGTGCGGGAACGGTGCGTGGGTTGATGCCCACGTTCTCGGCTAACAATGCCGACTGTGGGTTCCTGGCCAGCCAGAGATATAAGGCCATGGTGAACGAGTTCTTTTCTTACATAACGGGCAACAGCGCGATTGACCGACAGGACTTCATGTCGAAGGCTAAGGGTATCTTAGAGGGTAACGAGGTCTTGTACCAGTCGGGTAATGGCAAGCAGACGGTGCAGATGACTGCTGACTTATTGGCCGTGGGCAACCCTCCGCATAGCATGGGGGCTGGCAGGTTTGGCAGCGTGATGGAGATGTACGAGTACTTTGACCCGGCGTTGATGGACCGTATCTTGTTTTACTGGCAGCCTATAGAGCAGAATAAGATAGTGGCCGCGCACAAGCACGAGGCGGTTGCGCTTGAGGCGGGCGTTAAGGAGAATGGAATCTTGCACTTGGAGCGGCTTGATTATGGGGAGTTGTTGACTTGCGAGGAGCTTAAGGCTTTGTTAGTGTGGTGCCGGAACACTAAGTTTTCGGTTGAGGACTCGGATTTCTTGGACGATGAGTCTACTAGCTTGGCTGCGAACATTCCGGTGGGTATTTTCACTAGAAATATGGAGTTCATGGTAAATGCTGCGTCTTCGTTTGCTGTGATGCGTTGTTTGTCTGATGGGTTGGTTTTGCCTGAGACTAAGTCGGTGGTGTTGACGAAGGATGACTTGCGTAATGGCCGGCTCTTCATCCAGCACATGGTGAATCAATATGTTAACGAAGAGGGTGACGAGCTTAACTTACGATTCAAGGCAATGAAGTCGTTGACTCCTGTTCAGAGCAAGGTCTTTGGTATTCTATCTGCTGCTTGGGAGAATGGCGGCGAGGAGAAGTACGCTAGGATGGTTCAATTAGAACGGCTTCGCACTGCAGTGACTAGTGACAAGGAGTTGATGGAGTCGCTTGAGCACATGAGGCATCGTCACTTGTGTGTGTACAGCCACTCGCATGCCATGTTGTTTCCCGATGTGAGTATGGAAGTGATTGGGGCTTATGATAGTGTGGTGCATGGGTTCCAGCCCGACGATAAGCAGTTGGGATTTAAGTGTGTGAAGCTAGGGCTGTTGGAGTTCAGTGACGAGAGCCAGCGTTTCTCTACGCCTTGGTCTGTGCTTTCGGAGTATGCTGAGGGTGCTGAGCCTAGGTTGGCGGCCAGGATTGAGTCATTGAAACAGTTCCTGGCGATTGGAGCTAAACAAGAACGTAGCTACGAGGAATGTTATATTAGAGGATACACTGATAGTGTCATTAACCACGCCAAGAGAGATGGTAGTGTGCTTGAGCCAGTTAAAGGTAAGTTGATACTGGCGAAGAGTAGTGACAGTGAACTTATATAGACCTAGATACATTATCTAATGGAGGTGTATAGTATGAAGACAAAGAACGAACAGAAGGTAGAAGACTACCTCCGAACCCTAGACCACTCGACAACCATTCGAGAAATCAAAGAAAAAACCGGCGTCGGACACAACCAAGCCAAGTACGTATGCCTAGTCCTAACATCCGTACCGGACGCCAAAATCACGATGAGAAAGGTAGGAAACACCTGGCTCATAGAACCAAAAAACTGAGGTGAAGAAAGTTGCCTACGACAGAGAGGGATTTAGTAAAGGCAGTGCTGCAGCTAGAGAACCTGCAAATCATAGATGCGGCACAAGCCAACGAAGCCATCAGAAAACTGATGGACGAACAACCACGCCAGCCAATACTTTTGACTGGACGGCACTTGAAGCCAAGGATACTGGCAGAGTCTTTTACAGAATCCTTGGAGCTAGGCAAGCGCCGGTCAAAGCGTCACGCCCACCAAATCATAAAGCCAACGAAAGACCAAGCCCTAGCCATAATGACAGAGATGGGCAGCGCGTCTACTATAGAAATAGCCAAAGAAATATCCTTACGCCTAGGCAAGAAACGTCTGCGCGGGGAACCAAAAGGCTACCTAGTAAATCGCGTGAGCAAGGTACTCAGAGTCCTTAAAGACGAAGGAGAACTGATACACACGGGACCAATACGCGGGCCTGGAGCAAAGTGGGCAATCAACGGCTTCAAACTCTCGCGTCCTCTGAAAGACATCGAGAAGGACAAGCGAAAGGAAAGCCGAGAGTTTCACGAGTACCCGCACAGCAAGACTATAGTGGAGGCCTCGCAATAAAGTGGAGGCCTTCGAGCCTGAAGAAGTCAGGGCAGTAGCCGAAGCCCTAGATAAAGCCAGGGCCGGGCCAGTCTACACGCTAACCACGCGGGAGAAGGAAATGCTTTCTCGCCTGGCTGGCTTCTTCAGGACCGCCCAATCAATGGGCGAGCAGGTGCACTTGGCTACTAGAAGCGAGTTAGAGGAAGTGTTATTCTAGCGGAGGTAAAGAACATGGATAAGTTCGGAGTGAAAGTGACGGAAGAGCATGAGGAACGCGAGCCTCGTGGCAAAGGAAAGGAAATGGATTTGGGGCAATTAGTTGGCCTCAAGGAGTCCGAGCCTAAGACTAGGCCCAAGTTCGACAAGCTGACGCTGGCAAAGATTACTGACGTCAAGACCTTCATCAACGAAGAACGGGAGGCGGACACCAAGGGCTCGGAGTTCATGGGAGCGTACTTGCAGGTGCACTTTTCGGCCGCAGGCAAGGACTTTGCTGAAAACTATGGGTTTCGCATGTACGACAACTCGGGCATAGCCCAGCCTTACATTGGTAAGAAGGGTTCGCTGGGCGAGTTGCTCGCGGTGACTCGACAGACTTTTGGCAAGGGCGAGGACCTGGCCTCAGACTTCAGGAGCTTGATTGGAAAGGAATGCTTCGTCGTTACCGAGAACCGCAACGGGTACGACAAGACCATCGTCAAGCAGTTCAAGCTGTGATTCCCATGATAGATGATTTTTGGAAATGGGCGCTAGTAGCCGCAGCTATAATGTTAGTTTTGTTTGGCGTGTGGCCTTACTACGATGTTTGGGCGTCAGGGTTGGCCGGACAGGCCGCTCTTAATAAGGCAACTTATGACCGACAGGTTGCAGTGGTTGAGGCCGAAGCCAAGAATGCCAGCGCGGCATACGAGGCCTCTGCTGAAGTCACTAGAGCTTACGGCGTGGCGCAGGCGAACGTGATAATCGGAGAGTCCCTAAAGAAAAACGAAGACTACCTCAGGTATCTCTGGGTCAACAACATCGACAACACGCAGAACCAGATAATTTACATCCCGACTGAGGCCAACCTTCCAATTCTGGAGGCGTCTCGTGAAACGAAAGGAGGTGCTTCAAGTGGCTAAGAAAAAGAAGAAGTAAGGTGAACACTAAGGATAGGTTGGCGACAGGGAGAGCAGCTCGTTTTGGACTCCGACACCATTTTGCGAGAAGCGCCGGTGTCGATTTGCGGACGGGTTGCGGGGCTTGCAGGATTAATTTCATAGAAAACCGCCCGACGGTACTGGCGGCCCGACACCGCAAGCCACTCCCCGCCAAAAAACATAACAAGCGCGAACGAAAAGGTGATAAAATGACTTTTGCTCGATGGAGTTGTCCTAATGGTCATTGGCATGAGTCCGGTCATCCCGCAGAAGAATGCGGCGGCCGCTGCCGCCGAGGAGGATGCGTCCAGCCCGGGCAAACCAAAGAAGACTTCTGCGCGGCTTGTAAAAGAAGCCAAATATTCAAGCGCGAGGAGTTGAAAGAATGACTGGAAAGTGCGAGCATTCGAAGCAGCCGACCCGCGCGGAATTGCAAGCCGCGAGAGACTGGCTGCCCACCAAACTCCCCGAACTTAAGGTTAAAACGCAGCATGAAAAGGGGGTTATTAGAATGAAAGACACGCCAAGGATTAAAACCAAAATAGCCAAATGCAAACAAGAAATAAGCGAAGGTTACTTGCCAATCGTTTGGTTGCATAAGCATGACTTGATTATCGGTGGCTTGAAGAAAGTTGCCGCAGAGCAAGTGACTGATGATGAGTTTGACCAAATAGCTGAGCTAATGAATGACCAGCTTAGTGGGGGGGACGTGTATTTTGAAACGCTCGCTGAGGCTGCCAAGCAGGTTCTGGGCGAAGAACGTTATGATAATTTAGTAGCTGACGAAGATGAAGAAGATGATGACTAAATGAACAGCAAACGCAAGGGCTCTAGAATAGAGCTTCGGGTTAGGGATGAGCTTAAGTCCTCGTATTACGTCACCAAGGCAGGCGGGAGCCTAGGCGTGTTCGACATCATTGCCATCCCTAGCCTGCAGGTGCTGATTGACGCCAAAGCTCCATGCCTAGCCATTCAAGTGAAAGCCAACCGCAAGCCCTCGCCTGCAGAAGTGCAGCAAATGCTAGACATTAATCTTCCGCCATACTTTGAAAAACAATACTGGGTAAAGCCGGACAGGAAAGGCTGGCGGATTACTGTACTAAAGACAGGTGAGGGCTTATGAGTAGGCTCTGTAAGCACTGCGGCCACGAGAGAACCAGCCACATGAACGTAGTGAACGGCAAGTACCAGTGCTGTAATGAATACGCATGCCCATGCACTAAGTACGAAGAGGTGTGGGCTGTTGACAAGGGCAGGCAGCGAGATGTGAATGAGATGATGAAGAAAAGCAGTCCTTCAATGCGGTGGTGTTAGCTTGGCTTTTACGGGCAGACCTGAGTTTCGGCAGACTGTGGCCTATGGGCATGACCACCGGAATTGCCTAAACTGCATTGCCGTGTGCAAGGATTGGGGTTTCTATTGTGGGCGGACGGGCATGCGTATCCCATCGCCTGCTTTTCACCGGTGTCCCCAGTTCCAGATGAGCCAGACGTTTGATGACATTAAAGCCGAGCAGTCGGTAGTATCTGCCAGTGACTTAGTTCAGATTCGGGAGAAGCATGGGCTTAACCCCAACAAACCGGTGATAACGCGGGGTTTAAAGCCAGGGTTGATTACTAGAATAAGGAAGTGATGTGAATGCCTTTGGTGACGTTGACTGATTATGAGGTTGAGGACCCCATGGCCAAGTGGGACCGAATGTTGGTGGAAGCTTAGTACATTGGGCACTAGAAGGCTAGAGAGTTGGTTTGGTTCAGTAGCTCAGTCTGGTAGAGCGCCCTGTTGTTAACAGCAGGCTGGTCGTTGGTTCGAATCCAATCTGGACCGTTCAGAGCCCCGTGAGGGGCCTTTTGCTTCCCGAAAGAAGCACGGGTTTTTACCTAAAGAGGTAAACAGCAACTGCAGCTACTACTGAAGCAAAGAACACTACTGGCGGCAGCCAAGTCTTGAGCCACTGCACGTCAGTCTGGACTTTGGCGACGTTCACGTCCAAAGAATCTACCCGAGTCGAAAGAGAGTCTACTTTTCCAGCCATGCGTCCAACGTCCCTAGAAAGTGCAGTGTAGTCATCATTTAGCCGCGCAACGTGTGATTGCATTTCGTCCAGGCTCTTGCGGTCGGTTCCTTTCATGGCTGAGTCACCTTAGGTTGGGGTAGTTGGTTCATATCTCCTGCCACTTCCTGCAGGTGCTTGAGGAGGATGCCTGTCGAGAAGGCCGCGAAGGGGTCTGTCGTCATTACTCCGCCTGCGACTCCAGCAACGACCGGGAGGGCACAGGTCTGGGCGAACTTCCAGGCGTCAAACTGTTCTCCAGTCTTGTGGGCCATGATATAGCCAGTGACGCCCATTATCATTCCACCCGCTGCTCCAGCGAGGACGGTTACGTACCAGTCTGCCATGATTACCACCTTCAACTTTTCTGTATATAAACTTTGTTCTTCACGTCGCTGGCGTTCCAGCTGGCTTCTGCTGCGCTGGTGTCAAAGACGCTCCAGCAGTACTTGCTGCTGAAGCTGTACCAAACTGTCTTGATGCCGAAGGGGTCGTTGGAATCATTGCTCTTTGGGAGGTCGCTGAGCAAGGTCGGGATGGCGCCTGCTGGCGAGGTGCTGTTAAGGTGTCTCCAGGTCTTAAGGTCGTCAGCTAGTACGTAGGTTGTGGCGTGGCCTTCTCCGCTGTTGCTCATGCCGACTGTCACTCTGATGCGCCAGTATGGAACTCCGGCGGCCTCTAGGGTTGAGGCCAGGCTGACTGCGAAGTCGTGGCACACGCCTCCTGTTCCAGTAGACACGCGGGCTCGGGTCTCGAATGGAAAGTCCCAGTACTCGGCTACTCCGAAGGGTTGAGGCCTCATGTATATCATGAAGTCCTGTTGGTGGGCTCGGTAGATTGCCATGATAGCATCGTCACAGGCGTCTGGGTTTATTTTAGATAGGGCTTTCTTCGATAGCCAGTTGGCTATACCATAATCTTGCGGCTGGAGGAATAGGCGGACATCGGTTGCTAAAGTGGTGGTGGTGCCCGGGATGGTTCGGCACGTGTAGCTGACTTGGACAGGGGGTCGTTTGTTGTTCCAATATCTCTCTGCTTCGCTGGCTGGAGGGATGCCTGCGTCCATTCGTTTAGCCACTTCGCTTGAAAGTAGGCTTAGCTTGACGTTTAAGTCAGCCACCTGAGCCCCGAGTGAAGAAGCTTCCCGCTCCTTGCTTGCTAGTGCTTTCTGGCATTCAGCTGGTGAAAGCTGGGCTGCTTTAAGCGCAGTATTGCAAGTCTGCAGTGACGTGGTGAGAGTCTGTTTGTCCTGCTGCAGCTGAGACAATTGGGTTTTGGGAACCACCGTCCAATCAAATAACCACTTAAAGTCCATCCGAATTACCCCTTGCTACTAAAATACGCTAGCTGACAGACGTTTGAACAGAAATACCTGCTGCCAACGACGATAAAATTACCGCTAGTATCAATCTCTTTACCACAAGAAGTATAGAAGCATTTAGGCATTAATAAGGTACCCCTCAATAGTCAACTTCACGAAGGCCGTGTTACCGCCCGTATTAGCCCAAGACCAACGCACTATCTCCCCAGCCGCCAAGAACCGGTCAGTACACGTTGATTCCTTAGTTCGGTCAGCCGAGCTAGCCACGCCACCAGCAGCAAACAAGCTAGTGCCATCATCCCCAACTAGAACAAACGCCGTGCTGCCACTATAAACCTCAACCCTGGCATTCAAACCAGCAGTGTCAGCAAGCACCTGGGCAGACAACCTAGTAATAGCCAAGGCCTTAGAAGCAGGAACCGTATAGATTGTAGTCGACCCAGCCGTAGTGGTCTTAGTCTCAGTAAACCTGACGAACACGCCAGTCGAAGCCTTCGAGAACTGCAGGAACGTAGACATGTAAATCAAATCGTCTTGAATAAGTGGGCATCCATCCACAAATCAATCGTGCTAGTGCAGTTGCCCGAGCCACTCGTATCGACCTTGAAATCAATCGTGTCACCCGACTGTAACACCGAGTTAGTGATGACGCCCGACCAGTAATCAGCAGTAGTTAAGTAACTGGTGTTATCATTAGATTGGTAGAGCATGCAACCCGGAAGAGCCACGCTGCTGGCCGTTGATGGAAACTTAGCTCCCCTCACGTCCAAAAACAATGGGTAGTTGTAGCTATTGTTTAGAGACAATCCAGATTGAGAGCTCCCACCGGCAGTGGGACTAGCTAGATAATTCCACCGCACCTGCAGACGATGGATATAAAGATTATATCCAGCAGGAACGGTATAGAAAGTGTCACGATTAGCCTGGTCCGTACCAGTGTGCGTATAACTAGCCCGCGTAGTCACTATCGTCTGCCCCCTGGCCAACTCAGGGAATGACGTATAAACCGAGTCATAAGCCCCAATCGTCTGTATGGCGGACGTTTGTTTAATCAGCTGACTGACCTGCCACGGAATCAACGGACGCTTCTCGGCCAACGTCAAGTTCGTATAGATACCATTCTGACCATACTCGTACCCAACCTCTTGAACTTCAAGCAACGTACTATTCAGACCAAGGCGAGGGGCAGTAGTGGCAATCTGGTCGCCCAAAGACACGTCTAATAAAAGCATAGACTTAATCGTATACACTGTACGCGGGTCCTTGTAAGCAGCCAGAACAGCATCAGCAACAGTCTGAGCATCAGCAGGAGTCTGCACTGCATCATTAAGCACGTGAACTTCACGAACACCATACAAAGCCTGACTGACAGCATCCTCAGCAGTAGCATAAGCACTAGCCGGCTGCCCATAAACCGACACCTTGTTGAACAACTCAGTAGAATCCTGGTCCTTGTTTATAGAGATGACGTTACCTGAGGTTGTTCCATGAACCAGCACGTCGGTCGTGGTGCCAAAACTAATCTCCGGCCCAAAGTAAGCCTTCTTGTCTGGGCTAATCCAAAACCTCCAGTCAACCATGCTGACGAGACGCTGGATTGCCGACAACGAGTTAGTGCCCTGGAACGTCACGCGCGTAGGACTGAAAGTGGTAGTCGACACGTTCGTAGTATCAATGTCAGCAAACTGCGCTAGAATGGCCTTGAGCGTGATGCTAATCTCCTGGTCAGCCAAGTCTGCATCATAAACACGCCGAGCAAACTTTCCACTCCAATCCTTACCCTTCAACACCAACACTGCTTTGGTGCCCAGTTCGTAACCAATAAAGTCAATAATGCCACCGAACACCAGCGTCGTGCTGGCGTCACTCGCATTGCGAAGGTAGATGCGAATCTCATCACCATCAGAAAAAGTCGTCAGGCGGTTGCCAGTCAAATCAGCCAGCTTGACCTCAAAGTCACCAGTGGCGTTAGTGCCCACGTTGTTGCACTTAAACGACAAGAGGCTAGGCACTGCAGCCCCATTCTGAGTGACTGCAGCGATGGGCGGAACGACCTGCACGTAAGGCTCAAGCTCGTAGTCAAGAACTCCCACTGCTAGTCACCCAGCTCTTCCATAGAATTGAACCGCACCTTGAAGTTGGGCGCAGTGAAGATGGTGGTCGTGGTTACGAAAGTGCCGTTGGCGTACAGCCACACGTGCCCCACCTGCCCGCGTTGAGTGACGTTGGTGTAGTTAAACAAGACATACTTCCACGTGGTATCCAAGGGAACACAGCCCTCGCTCACCGGGTAAGCTGAAGCACACACCGAGAAGTTAGTGTTAGTCTGGTTGACAGCTAATTGGATTCTAATTGGAACCTCTGCATTGCTGGTGATGTTGAAGAACGACGTGACGTTATCCTGCCCATTGGCCGCAGTGTACGAGTCGAACGTCGCGTTAGTGACGTTGAACTTAGTGATGCCAGTCCCTATTTTCAAGGTGAAAGTCAGGTTGCGCGTGAGGAAGCTAAAGACGGGCGTTGCATTAAACGCACCCGTAGCGTTGAAGTACACACGCCACCTGATGGATACGTTGGCCGACTCGTTCAAGTTCCACGTGAAGTTGCTAACCCAGCTAGGACTACCCGCCCAAACCTCGGTGAAGTTGATGGCAGTTCCGTTGCCGTTATCTAACTCGAACCAAGCATGACTGACATTAAGACCAAGGGTAGTAGATAAGTTTACCACGAACAAGGCATAAGAACTGTTTTCAGTTGTATTCACCGCACGTCCGGTGATGTTATACCAGCGCACTTCGTCTCCAGTAGAAAACGAGTACACTGCCGACGTGTTGCCAGCTCCAGTAGTGTCGTTAGCCCATACATACCAACGAATGACCAAACCAGGAGTAGAATTCAAAGTAGCATTATATACCGTCCAATTATCAATTCCGGAGAAAGTAACCGGAGATTTATTGACGAAAGTAGTGTTGCCGTTGTCTAATGAAAAAACATACGCGCTCAATCCATTCGGAGAAGACCAAGATAGGTTAAATCTGACCGTAGAACCAGCTAAGCTACCATTGACTGAAGCTGTAGAGTTATCGTACCCTAAAACAGAGGGCGAGTAGTATATCCTCTCGGTGATATTCCACCAATCATAGAAGGAATCCTTGTTAGAGCCATAAACCGCGCGGACGTAAGAGCCCGAAGCGACGTCAGAACCTAGCACGCACCCCAAATCACCTTGACTTCCAGTCAAGATGCTCATGTTCAAGTCGCATATTTTAGTGTTGTTCAAGTAGACTGTAACGTTACCACCATCGTGCTGGTTTGCGAACGCGCCGCCTTGATGCCAATAAGTGACGTTGAAAGTATAATTGCCCACTTGCGTTAAGTACCTGACTGTGGACGGATTAGGCATTGCCACTCCGCCACCAGCGCCCGATTGCAGACTAATATTGTACGTCAACGGGTAGAGGCTCATGCTGGTTTGGTCCGACTCGCCACTCTTCCAGCACTTGTAATTAGAGCCAGTAGTGCTCGTGCAGTCTTGAGTCATATTGACGAACGTCCCATTGCCAGTCGTGTACTGAAACTGATAAGGACTGTTCTGTACGTCACTCCAAGACGCGCTTAGGTTGGAATAGATGCTATAGGCTCCATAAGCAGCTCCTGTAGATAAGCCAGCTCCAAAATAAAGGACGGCCATCACTAGTGCCGTAGCCGTTACTGCAGCTGCGGTTTCCTTAACCAAACCCAACCACCTGCGGAGTCTCAGTCATCTCGAAAGAATAAGGAATCGACTGACTGTTGGCCTGCTCGAAATCAATCCGGAAGCCAGTGATGACGCCCATGAACTCAAAGTTTGAGTCGGTACCACCCGACTGGGGAACCCACGTGCTACCGTCCGGTATGGGAACACGAAGCAAGTACTGCGCGGCTCGGTTGGTCGAAGAGCTGTATGATGAGTCACTCTCCCCTTTGAACTGTACTTTAAGTGGGCTGGTGCTGGTGACGTCGTAAATGTAGCCAATGAAATCGCCTAGCTGCTGAGCCATAGTTCCCGTGCCAGCGCCTGCAGAATACGTCCCGCCAGCTATAATCACGCCCTTAACAGAAACCTTGCGCACCATGGTCTTCCAGTCAAACGTCATTATCGGTAGGAGCTGCCCAGGAACCTCGATTGCCTCCGGTGCCTTATTGAACTCATACCCGACCGTGCAGTTCTTGAACGTGAAGACTAGGTTGGCTTCGCCAGCGTCGTTGACGTAGTAGAGTGTAGCGTCAGTCATCTTACCTCATCCCGTAAGCGCCGCCGTACACGGTGCGCATCTTCTCCCACATGGCTCGGTCTACAGCGCGAGTAACTTTGTCGATAAAGTCCTGGTCGCCATAGATGTTGCCGTTAACCACGACGGTGGTGCCCATGCCCCCTGCCTTGTTAAGAGGAATGATGGCCTCGGGCCCGGCTTCCCCAACCATGCGCCACTGAGGAGATGTAACGATTCCACCACTAGCCGTAGCTCGGCCAGCCAACAGATTACCTATAGAATTACTTATGTTACTAAGATTCTGAAGAGCAAACATGCTAGCGCCAGTAGTAAAGTTCCCTCCGAACAAACCTACTAATGCACCCGACCAATCATAACCAGCTAAGAAGCCGGCAATACCATTAAGAGCCTTAGCCACATTATCAATCGCAGGCCGCATGGTACCGTCAATAGAAGTACGCACGGTAGTTATTGCAGTCAACCACTTGTTAGCCTCGGATACCAACGCATCAATAGTAACTCTAGCTACTTGAATTGACGCGGCTATTCCTGACGTGACCATCTTACCTAGCATATCCCTAAGACTATTCATGTGGTCTCGCACAGTCTCGAAGTCTATACCTGAAACCATGGATAGTAACTTAGACAGTGGGTCCGACTTGAGTTGGTCTAAGAAGCTAGTGATTCCATTCAGGTCTAAGTTCTTCAAGAAGTCTGAGATGCCTTTGAATGCACCCCCGCCCAAGCCACCTAGGAACGAAGTGATTGTGCTTAGGAGCTTGTCTACCACCGGGCCGATTAGCTTGTCAAACATACTGCCCAAAGACGGAGCTAGGCTTCCAGCTGCAAGACCAATTAGAGCTCCGGGCAGATTACCCACAATAGCTCCAACGATACCTCCGACCAAACCACTAATAACAGTCTGTAGTGGGTCTTGACCGCTAGTACCCGAAATGACTGCGCTGACAACTTGAGCAAGAGTCTTCAAGACCGGAATCAAAAGTTTAGTAAGTGCGATAGTAAATGGAAGCAGCAGCATGCCAAGCAACTTCAAAAGCGTACCAAACACTTTAGCCAAAGGACCCAACCCAGCTTGAAGTATCTCGTAAATCATAATCAGAGTAGCGATTATTCCAGACGACTTTAGAGCCCCATTGAAAGCAGTGGTCATCACCTTTCCCCATCGTCCAAACAAGAGGGACATGTTAGACATACCAGAGCCTCCACGCCCACTACTGCCGCCAGCTCCAGAACCCAAGCCTAGCATTTGCCTAGCCCACTTAGGAACAGCTCTGCTATCTCTATAACGACGATACTCCTCTTCACCCTTTAATCTAGCTGCAGAAAACTGTCCACGAGGAGCCATTCCTTCAGAGGTATAGCCAGAGCTGCCAGAGTCCTCGAACTTTACGACAAGAACGTTCTCCCCAGGCACTCAACGCACCCTACTACTATGTTTCATGCTCTTAGTCTGCGCGGCCTGGATTCTAGCCAGCTCGTCGCAAATCACTAGAAGCTCCTGCACGTCCTTCCATTTCTCCTTATCAATCTCGCTTGGCTTGATTCTAAACTCCCTGCATAACGCGTACTTAACAAACGCATCTTCCGTTCCAGGAGCGGGTCTCTCGAATCTTACTGAGCTTCTCAAGAGCCGCTCGTAATAGGGTTTACCTCATTAAGTTCCTCTGCAGCATCGTACAAACGGTCGAAGTCCTTAGGGAACAGCTTAGACCTAATAGACTCTAAAGACTTCAAGTCCATAGGCGTCACTATTGCAACCATCAAGTAAGTCTCGCGGAAGAGCACAGGGTCGAAGTCCATCTGGGCATTCTTAGCATTGGCTACCATAGTTCTAAGTTTAGTAGCCTCTCGTAATGCCTGATTACGTTCTCCTGCAGTAATCTTCTTCAAGACTACTTTAGTGGGAACGGTTGCTCCAACTAAGGTCACTTCAACTTCTAAATCATCCGGCATTAAATCCCCTCCTACAAGTATGCTCCGTCAGTGTTGTTTATGAAGGTGATTGGGGCGCCAGTTGGCACTGCCCCCCAGTTGGACTGGTCAAAGTCACGCACGACTGCATCAAAATCCAGCATCGTGACTTCATTAACCCGAGCAGACGCACTCCAGTTGCTGAAGGCAACGTTAGTCAAGTTAAGCTGCAGCGTCCTCTCCGCAGTAGTGGACCCGCCGTTACTGGACTTCAACTTGACAGTCTCGTCGACTTTAGGCGCGCCAGTGTCCCCAAAAGTATAGGCAGCGCTGGTGACCCCAGTGATTTCCTTCAACGCCCAAATGGCTTCATCCGTGAAGGCCACCGTACCACGCAAGTCAATCTCCAACTGCTTCTGGATGAGCGCCTGAGGAAGCTGGCTGCCCAACGCGTACACGCGCTCTAAACTATTGTTCAGCGTGAGCTCCCAACTCTGCACCTGGCCCAACGCAGTAGACGCAGGAACCGACATGGTTTGATACTGAGGCGGGTGGACTTCATCAGTGCTAAAAGCAGCAGCCTGGTTGCCAGAAGTATCGACGCTAACGTTCTTGGCGATGAAGTCCGCGCTGACTTTCATTGGAGCGTCAAGCGAAGAACTGAGAGTCAACTGGTTTATCCTGCAGCCAGTATACGTTTCTACAGTATCATAGCTAGAGTTGTCTGTACCACGAGTTACTACCATAGTGAATGAAGGCAAGGGGCTGACTTCGACTGGCAAGGCTGCTGCAGTCTTGAAGTTAAGCCAGTGAGTGTACGGGCCAGTGCCAGTCACTGCGTCAGCACCAAGAGCATAAGCCAGCAACGTAGCGTCCTGGAAATCACCACTAATCGTCCCATTGACTTCGACTTGCTTTCCTACAGTAGCCTGGGCTACCCTGCTGCCCAACGCGTACACTCGCTCTACTGACGGATTAAGCGTGGCGGATACGTCCGCATCATAAACGCCAAGAGCGGTATAGCCCGTGCCTGGGTCGGTACCCCAAGTAGACTCCTCGACAATCACTACCGACGTTGTTGGGCCTGTGTAGTTGCTGTGTATCGCCATGTTACTTCACCCTCTCAAACCCTTTCTCTTGAATCAAATAGTCCGCCACTTCCTTAGGCACTTTCACTGCTTGGCCTCGGTAGAAGTGATAGAACTTATCCAGTATCCTGAACTCCTTGCGTGGGATGGAGTCGTTGTTGTAGGTTATCTCGACGTACTTGTCCGCCTCGTTGAGTTCAATAGTCATTATAATCACCTAAAACCCGGCAAGCCATCACGAATGCCGTTCTCAACCCACTCGTGGCAGTCGGCGCAGAGAGTAATCACCTTATCAACGTCGTTAACGTACTCTAAGTGATGGAGCTCAAGATGCTCTTTGCCTTTGCAAGCGACACATGCGTTGCCATCGCGGGCTAGAATGGCTTTACGACGAATGCGAGCGTAATCTCTAGCTTTTTTACGTTCGGGGTGCCGTTCATCGGACTCTCGCTTGAGTTGATTTTGCAAGTCCTTATGCTGAGACCAATACGCCTTACGTTTAGCTTTATCGTATTCTCGCTTATGATATTCTCGGGCATATAGCTTAACCTTGAACCGACCACGTTCACTCTTCTGATATTTTTTAACATCTTCTCGATGTTGGATGAGTAGTCTCTGCTCCAAGCACGAGCTGCAATACTCATGCGTAGATGAATTCAATTTAACAAAAGCTTCGCACGTTTTGCAAAAGCCAAAACCGTAGTCTTTCATGTTGTTTGCAACCACTTTCCCGTAAACGAGAGCGACCTATGCCACAACTGTTTGTTCTGTAAGGCTGTTGATTGTGTGCCTCCATTTCCTCTCAAGAGATAGAAGCGCCCAGTAGTGTTTACTGTGGTCCCGTCGATGACGACTGTCGCGGTGTTGTAGTTTCGATTATCGCCGAAGGTGTCTTCGACATATGACGATAGCTCATCACACTCTGCTGGGCTCTTCGAGTAGACATCAACACGAATATTTGGAATTTTCCACACCGGCACGCGACCCGCTCCAAGGGCAGCAAAGTTCTCCACGGGCGTGGTGATGTTCAACTCAATCCTAGGCAACTGAGAAGAGATAGTGTCTCCAGGCGCGTAGATGCGGTTGTTAACGCCCTTGTAAGTAATGCCGGCGGCTAGCATCTTCTTGACCGACGCCAACATCATGCGGATGCTTCCTGTCATTCTCGCTCACTCCCGGCGCCTAGCTCGGGAAGAACGCCATTCCGGCCGAGAGGGGGATTACGTCTCCCGACCGTGAGGCGTTCGGAGGTTCTAATTGCCTACTACTAGTTGGCTTGTAGCTTTCCGTATATAAAACTAACCAAAGGCATCTGCTGCGGCCACGGCGCCAATAATCTCTATCTCGTTCTCTAGGACGTCAGCGATAGCCGCTTCACGAAGCATGCGTGGCTTTGGGGCTATCATGCCATACCAGGGGTTGGGAGACTCGTTCCCGTAGGAGTCTTGGATATGAAAGGCTCCGTTCTTGGCCCTGCGCCAGCCCATTTTATCTCTAGCCCACACTCCGAAAGGCGTCAGCTTGCTGGTGTCGTACTTTCCGTTCGCTCCTTTCTCGAAGAAGGGCTTCCACTCTTCAGTGCCTTCCTCTAGCGTGCCGGCGTAGTCAGCAGCCATGCCGACCTCGGTATCAGTATAGTAGACGCTGCCGGCCAGGCGGCCAGTCCAAGTGGTTGGCGTCTGCAAGTGCGGCCCTCCACCACGACTCAAATCAGAGTCCTGCTCAATGATGCGCTGTAGATTGCGAGCTAGCGACTCAGTAAGAGCCATGACGAACACTCGTTTGAACCTGCTGACAGCTGCAGCGCCATACAAGCGAGGGTGGCTGACACGTACCTCTAGCACGCTAAATCACCCGGATTTCAGTCTTCGTCCCTAAACTTTGCCAGATACGTTCAATGTCCTGCTTTATAGAATCAATGTTCTGGGCAGTTATCGACAAGCTAGACGCCGGGTCACCCATCAACCGACTCTCAATCAACGACACTGCAGCCAACTTGGTAGCCAGCTCCTGCACAATAGTCGGCACGGACGAATAACCATAAGTATACGCCACTAGAATATTACGTATGCCACCAGTCATCAACTGCCCACTCGTCGTCGTGGAGCTGGCCTGCGAGCTAGCGTTATCAATCAAGTTGATGCGGCCCTGGTCCGGGTAGACCTCGTAGTTGCTCGGGTCCATGACCGTGTCAGCCACGTAAGTCTTGAACACCGCCGCCTTAGTAGCATCAGCAGTCCACGTAGAACCACTGTTAGCCGACGTGCTGACTGCACCGTCGGCATACGTGGGCGACGACGCGTCAACACCCCAATAGTAAGTTGAAGTTGAAGTGCTGGAAGCAGAGCTAAGCACCAAGTGATAAGTCGTCCCCGCAGTGACTGAGTACGGGTTAGAGAAGTAAACGTCGTAATACTGGTAGTACGCGTTGGAGATTGCCGTCAACGTGCCCGTAGCCAAAGCCGAACCAGTAGGCACGCCAGAGCCATTATCAGCATACAAGCCAACCGTTATGGCTGCAGCCGTGCCAGTGTTATACTTCAAATACAATGACGCTCCCACCAAAGGCTTGGCAACGCCAGGCTGGAAACCCTCCGCCACCCACGCCGTACTGCCAAAACCCAAGTTACTATCCTGGTTAGCATTAGAATAACCAGCGTCCGACACCTTATTTATCGCCAGCAAACTGACGTTGTTTATAGGATAGTTAAGCGTGAACAAGTATCTGTTCTGCACGCGGCCCTCGATGTTAGCGTTGTACTGGTCCATCTCGTTGAGGTACGACGTCGGGCTATACGTAAAGATATTCGTGCGGCTGATGTCAGTCCCGTCATAAAACTCAAGCGCCTGGTTGCTGGCCGTAAAGCTACGGCCAATACGACGGTCAATCTCATTCTCCGCCCTGACGATATGGTAAGAGACTAAAGAGGGTTCGACATCAGTGTAGAGATAGGCTGCAGTGATTGCCCCAGACGCCGGAGCAGTGCCAAACGTAATGTACCCATCGTCAGCCGACAACGTATAGTCAGTGCCAGACGTCCTGGCCACACCAGCCACGTACACCCGGTCAGTACCCGGAATGACCTTCTTGTTGGCCAAGGCAAAAATCTTAGTCGAGCTGTCCCCAGCACCAACTGCCTCAGAACCAACAACCACACCAGTAGCTATAGTTACTGGCACCTCGGTCATCAAGTGGACGTACCGCGCAACTTTCTCTATATCAGTATACGTCGTCGTCTGCAGTGTGGTTGTCATGGCCGACCCCTACGTCGAGCCAGTCAGAGCCAACTTCAAGGCAACTGCCTGCAGGACGTTAGTGTTGTTCACTATAAACCGCATGTACCGGACGCTCTTATCGGTATACTCGACCTTGGTAGTGTTGCCAGAAGACTGTATCACAGCCATGTTGCCAAGCATCCAAGTGGCGTTATCGTAAGAGATTTGCGTCTGCATCGGGAACGCAGTCGTAGAGCTTCCCGACGTCAGGTAAGCCACCAGGTTAGTGTACTCCGGCACGGCTATTGAGTCGGTAGTGAAGTTTAATTGGGGAACCGACAAGGCACTGTCGTTTAGCCGCATCGTGGCATACATAGCCCTCACAGTCCTAGGCACAGTAAAAGCGGTTACCGCAGTAGCATTGGAATCATTGACTGTCACCGTACCGTTAGCAGTTTGGTTCAACACAACAGCATAAACCCTGCTGAAGCTAACCGTCGAGTTGACTTGCGTAGTACCAGCCAAAACTACAGACTCATTCACCAGCGTAGTGCCATTATACCCATAGAGACGCACGGAGACGTTGATGTCATTGACACTATTGCTCGCCAACGTCAACGTGCCGTTCCCGCCTATAGTAGCGTTCGAGCCCGACCAGTTGCCAGACACTTGAGCATAATCAATCACTAAGGCAAACTGACTGCCACCAGCCGCAGTCACTCCAGCGCCTGAAGTGACGGTAGCGGGAACTGGAGACGGCAGCACTACCACCGGATTGAACTCTACAGTCGGGTGCACGAAGAACGAGAAAGCAATCGAAACAGCCAGGCCGCACAGCACTGCAGCAACTAGAACCACTGCAATAGCACGGTCGTTAGGATAAATTACCGGCAGCTTCATTTCTTAATCACCTTGGAAGCCACCACGGGCTTGGAAAGAACTGCAGGCACAGGTTTTACCGCAGGCCTCAGGGAAATAAACTCCCTGAGCCGGGGGTCGATGACACCATCATGAACTATTTTTACAGGCCCTTTTATAGTTGGCATTCAAACAACCTCATCCTTGCAGAACTTCTCATAAAGCGACACGTGCTTATCCTCCAGTTTACCAAGCTCATCGAGCCGCTTGAGAGTCTTACGAACCACATCCTTAGCCTTGTCGCCAACAGGTATATCTTTAGACACCTTGCCCTTCTCATTCCAACTGACCTTATTCGACTCCTCAACAATCGCGTACTCCTTAAATTCTTCCTCGCTGGGAGCTAGCGCCATCCTCAAGTCGGACACTATCTTAAGAGTGGCGTAGCTGCCCTCGACTGGAAGAATCTGCTGAAGCACGATTCTTTCGAACAAGTTCAGTTGCATTTCTTATCCTCACCTACGAGTTCTCAGAATCCCAATATCGCAGGTAACGCACCACATAACCGCTTCCCTCATCCACTAAGATGCGTATGCTACCGTTGCTTTCGGCGCCGCCCGTAGAGTTGGTATCGAGAATCATCTTGCCCGAGCCGGTCGAACCCTGGAATGCCATGGCATTGAGGACGTTAGCCACGCCAGTGGCATTTCCTGCCGCAATAAAACTAGCGATTGCATGCGTTCCATTAAGGTTAGAACTCGCGCCTTCCATGTAGATTTCCGACTGGGTGCCGAACACCGTTCCACCAAGCGTTAATGAATCGGGGACAAGCAGCTGCCCACGCATTCCAACCCCCAGGCCAGAAATACTCCCGCCTGCCGCTAGTGAAAGCGAGATGTGTGCCCCGTGCGCCGTGGTGCCTGCAGCCGAAAGAACGGTGTTGGCCCGCACACACTCCCCGCCAGTCGTGCCGTTGATGTTATACCTAAGATACAACAGACGGTTGTCACCCGAAGTGGCAGTAGTCTGCGCCCTAACCTCAATAAAATTAGCGCTTGCAGTGGCAGTCGTTGCTGGATTAGCCGACGTTCCAATGCCAAAAAGCAGTCCGCTAGCGGCCTCAGCCCCACCTGCAGCAGTAAGACTAAGCTTACCAGCTATAGTAACTGCCTCATCAAAAGTAGCTGTTCCAGCGTCAACCTTAAGCGCCTCAACATTAGTACCCGTGGCATTAATGTAAAGCGCATAGGCTCCAGCAGCACCAGCACCAGTAGTCTGTTCGATTGCAACCACGTTAGACGTCGAGCTAATGCTACCAGTCGAACTAAACCTAGCAAGGTCATTACCCGCAGTCAGGTTACCAGAGCCAGTGACCAAGTGACCATTCGAAGTACCGTTGGTCGTCTGAGAGAACGTCCCAGTGACAGTCAAGCTGTCGGTAGAAGCGTCTCCAAAAGAGAAGTCTCCATCAACCGTGAGGTCTCCGCTGAACGTCGTGTCATTATCTATAGTCAGGTCGCCGCTCCCGCTGAACGGAGTAACGAACCCACCCCTTGAAGCAGTTCCCGTCATTTCAAATCACCCTGTTTTTTACTTGCCCCAAATCAAGTACGACCTGATTAGGTTGTTTGCTGCCGAGCCTCCAACCGTCACGGTGAGAACACCTGAGCTAACCGCCGTGGTAGGAGCCTCAGCTATTATTATCGAATTGGCAGTGCTGTGCACGCAACCCGTAATACCCATGAACACCGAAATGCCTTTGTTAGCCAGAGTCACGGTAAACGTATCACCCGTGTCCGTGGTAGCCAGCGTGTCAACCTGAATCAACTTAAACCCACCATTGGGAGCCACTTCGACTATATTACACTCCGAGGTTATGTCGGCCATCTTTCCTTCACCTTCATTATCCTGATTTTGAACGGGGGAGGAAAAAAGTCTCCCCCCATCCTTAATTTAAGCTAGCGTCGTGAGCTGTGCGTTGAACATCTCGGCAGTCGTGATGAGCGTCTCGTAGAGCTTCATCATGAACTTGTACGAGTCGTTCGTCTTCGCCAGCTCCTCGTAAGTCATGTCCTGTAGCACACGCATCTGCCACGTGTTCGTGTCCAGCACAGCCAGCTTCTTCACATTGGAGCTAGTTGGACAGAACTTGCTCGCGACGATGGGAAGGCCCTCGAACTCGACGGTCTTCATGCCCCATGCAATCTCAGTCGTGTTGACGTACCGCTGGTAGTCCTGGAGCAGCGCCTTGATGTTATCCAAGGTCGCAAAGTCCGTGACCATCAGGTTAGGGTCACCCTGTCCGAGAGTGGCGCTGTTGTTGGCAGTGCGAGCCTGGCGGATTGCCTGACGCAGGTAGTTGATGGTTATGTTGTTGCCCGACACCGTAATAGAGTTGGTGGAAATCGACTTGAACAATCCACTGAACTCGTTTGCGTAAGCCGCAGCATCTCCACCCGAAGAGTTCCCGCCGTAAGCAGTACGCGTCGTGGTTGCGTCACCGTTTATGATGGTGTCTTCCTCAGTGTACCGCATCGTGACGGTCTTGTTACGGATTTCAAGGTTCAAAGCATCCATATAGTTAGACGCCAAGTACTGCCTAGAAGCCGCGAGCAGCGGCCCAGACACGCGACCAACCTGGTACGCAAACTTTATGCCAGTGCTCGAACGAGAATACGTGTCGTTCAACTCACTAAGAGCCGCATCCTCCTGCCTCCAACCCACGACGCCACGGGCAGTCAGCTGGTTGAAGTCAGCCGTGCGACCGTAGTTGGTAACACGAGGAATGAGCTCGACGAGCGGAGTAAGCCTGCGAGTCTGGTCGACTATCATCGGGTCCACGTAAATCGGGACGAGAGTCAAATCAGTTGTACCGCTAGTCAAACCACTTATCGTGTTAGCCTTCGAGAAATCAATGCCTGACTTCTTCTCCAGACCCTCGCGTAGAGCAGGCCTGGCGTCGAACTTTGCCATGCCATCTACATAAGTTACTTCCTTAGGAAGCGTATCCTCCCAGCCATAACCATACTTTCTGAGTGCTTTCGTATCATACTGTTGTTCCTGCACTGCCATACTCATAGTCATCGCATATCACCTATTCCTCTATACCCATGGCCTTGAAGATGTCCGACTTCATAAGCTCATACTTGCCTCCAGTCTTAGGAGCCCCCTCAGTAGCGTCTATCGCACTCTTGCGCTTATAGATTACATCCTTGATTAGAGCCATGTCCTTAGCCATGTCAGTAATCTGCTTCTTCAGCTCGACATTCTCGTCAGCAACCGACTTGCTCGGAATGCCAAGCTCGCCATCCAAGGCACCAGACTGCTCCGGAACTGCAGGCTTCTTCACCTTAGGCTTCAAACCAGTAGAAGCGTTAGCGTTAGGTTTGGAACCAATCTCGTGGTCGTTGGGCGTCGAAGGACCATTCTCCTTGGCTACATCCACGTCAGCATCCTTCTTTTTCTCCTCTTCCTTTTCTTCCTCTTCCTCCTCATCCTGCTTGGGCGGCTTCTTCATCTCGTGGCCCTTTTCGAGTTCAACCGAGAACTCCTTCTGGCAGGACGGGCAAGTCACCAGCGACATCGAATCACCCTCACCATCAAAATCCTTCTTGACTTTCTTCTTGCCCTTATCAGGCTCGTGCTTCTCTTCAACCTTAGGCACTACCGGCGAAACCCCAGTCCCACCACTCATATCTTCCTTACGACTGCCAGGGCTCTTGCCCTCGTGCCGGTATTCATCAACGTACTCATAAGCAGCCTTAGAGTCCTCGTCGTGCATCCCGTGGCCTGGAATATGGTCCTTAGTGAAAGCATCAATGAAAAGACTCTTAGCCACGCTAATCATCATCGCGTCCTGATTGGCCCCAATGCCAACGATACTACCCTCAAGAGCCTTTATCTCGTCGAGAACCTTGACGCTCTCTTCCCTACCATCAGCAGACTTAGACACCTCATTGAAAGACTTTAGCGTCTTGCCGCCAATAGACATGCACTTGAGAACGCCCTCGCGAACCTGCGTAACGACATCCTCAACACCCTTAGCTAAAGAAGGCTGGATGTCCACAACCAAGTACGAACCATCGGGCTTGTCAATCACAGCCGTATTAGTAAACTTTCCAATAGGCAGCTCGTGATGCTTGTGGTTGAAGAAGACCGTAGAGTTCTTCATCAAATCCTGGGCAGCCATGTCCAGCGCCTTGCGAGACATGCGCTCCCCATCCAAATCCACGTTAGTAGAAGACAAGACTGCACGCCAAGTCTCCGGCTGGCCATCAGCAGACTTGATTACCTCAATCGAACCCGTCTTGTAAAAAAGCCCGTCGAGCATCTTCTTATCCTCAACCTTGTGTTTTATGGACCCACAATATGCAGACGGGTCACTCTTATCCTTATTAGCCGCGACGCAGTCCTCGAACGAATTGTACTTCCCCATCGGCATTACTATCACACTCCACTCCGCATTTCCCGTATATAAAACTAACCAATACCCAGCTCATCCAGCTGGTCGGTCCCCTCGTAAAACTTATGGCTATCCTTCTTGCGCTTCTCCCGTTCGTGGTCACTAGCTATACGCTTAGCCTGCTCCTCAGTCGTCCACGGGTGCTCCGCGTGCTCCTTAGCCGCCTCTCCCGCTAGACCCTTAGTATGGCTAGAGCCATCGGGCGCGTGCTGCCCCATACCCTCACGGCTAGGGTCGCCCTTAGGCCGCTTGCCCTTAGGAGCCGGCTTCCGGCCAGCATAATCATAGTGATTAAACTCCCGGTCGTGATTCAACTCCAACGCATTATCAATCGGATTCCTAAGAATAGTGTCGGTAAGCTCCTCCCTCTCGGCATGATACTCAGAAAGCTCTCGGTCAGTCCTAACCTTTTCAGCAGGAGCAGCTCCAAATGGATAAGGGTCCCTACTATGCCTAGCAGCCTCCTCAGCAAACTGACTCTTAGAAACAAAGTCCAAGAACTTGTGCTCCATTTGCCGCTCTACATTCTGAGACTCCGCGCGGTCCTTCTTATCCATGTTAGCAGACGGGTTAGCAACCAACGGATTACGACTATTCATAGGACTCCCGCCCGGCTTGCCACCAGGCTTACCGCCAAAACCACCACTCATAGCCTGCTGAGCCATGCGCTCCGCACGCTGAGCCTCCAACTCAGCCTTCTGCTCAGCAGTCATCGGCTCCAAACCAAGATACCTAGTTCGGACTTCCTCGGCTGTCAGAATGTCTTGTAGAACCATAGTAGAAGCCAGCTGGGCCATCTGAACTTCCTTAAGCTCCTCGCGCTTATTATCAATCGACCAGGAGAAATCAATATCACTAAAGTCAAAGTTCTCTTCAGTCAACAACTGCTGGTTAATCGTCTGCCCGATAACCATCTTCAAGAAACGAATGTGCCGGTCAAAAGCCTCCATCTGCGTCTCGCTAGTGTTTCGGTTAGCGCCTTCAGTAAGACCCACTAAGACAGGAGGAACCTGCAGGGCGATGAGAATATTCTCCCGCAAGTATCCAAGCAACTCCCTGAACTGCAAATCCGTGTTATTGGGAGCTATCTCCTTCATCTCCACGTCCCCAGTAACCACAAGGTCCATCCAAGGAGCTAGAGTCTTCAGCTTATCAGTGAAACGCCTGAGTTGCTCCTCGCTGAAGTTGCTCTTCATTATGTAAACGACACGAGGAATAGCCCCACGCCTAAAGTAATCAGTCGTGTAGTTCTCCGCCAAGATTTTAGCCTGCAGGTTAAAGAGAACCGACGCGAGGCTAGTGTTGCCATAAACACGCCCGCCAAACTTACGTAGAGTAAAGTGCACCATCTCATCAGGGTAGAAATCAACACGCCTGAAATTCACGCGTTGGATGTACTTCAAAACCTCCCCATGCTCATTATAATCAATGCGAACCGAAGCGGCATCAGTCGGGTAGAACCGCCAGACCTTGCCCTTTTCTTTGCTAGCGTCCTGAACGAAGTCAGTGTAGTAATCCTTCTCGCTAGCGTACTCCTTTACCGTGAAGCCATTGGATGAGTAACCACGCTTGAACGAGCCCGCGTCAAGCTTACCCGCCGAATGCTTGGGCTTCTCCCCAACATCCGAATAGAATCTCCTACGACTATTCTCCCGCACCAACTCTACATAAGAGTCCCCATAAATAAGGAGCTCCAATACCACTGACATCATCGTGTCATACCACGCGTTATCACCAAGCATCTTATCCACACGACGGTTATGCAAGCCCACCTTGCCACCCAGCTCATAACCATCCGCAACTATCGCCTCTGCAGTAACGTTGATGGCCGCGTTGATAATCGGGTCCTCTAAGTAGGCCTTCTTCAAGATACTATAATTAACCGGCTGCCCCTGACCCCAATAAGTAAGCCGCACGGTAGCATAGTCAGGCGTGAGACCCTCACGATAAACTACCTCGGCCTTAGCAAAATCAGTAGTGCCCTTCTGCTTCTCAAGCTCTCCATAGAAATGGGCGGCCTTCTCCGGGTTGTCGATGACTACCGCTATAGGCTGCTCCTCAACGCGAACGGGCCCTGCATTAAGGATTGCAGTGTTACAATCAAGAGACTGCATACTCAAAACTCACCATTTCCCGTATATAAAACTACTTCAAAGCCCGGATTACTCGCTTATAATGCGACAAGTACTGAGCCTCGAAATAACACAAAGCTAGCTTCTCATCCAAAGGCTCCGACGGAACCTGAGAGCGAACGAACTCAAAGACATCCCGCTTCCTAATCTTAGAGCGAAGCACATAACCCATACTAGCTCCAGCGTTACTGACCACCGGGTACTCTAAATAATAAGCCTGAGGAGTATCCCAATAGCAAACGAAACGGTCGGCTTCAGTGGAATCATACTGTCGCGTGAGCTTCAAGAACTGCTGGAAGTCAATGCTATAGATTCTCATCCAATCACTCCGAACTGTTGCGCAGTTACCTGGCCGATACACCACTCCAACTTGGGGTTTAAGTCGCAGAGTACCTTTTTCATCGCGGTGTTGTCGGCTTCAAGCGCGTCGTTCTTGGTTTTGAGCTGCTGCACGGCGACGGTCAAGACGCTTATCATCGCGCCTAGGTCGCGGCCGGGCTCGTTTTCTTCGCCTACTTTAACGGTCTCGCTCACGAGCGTGATTATCGTCTCGTTTCTTGCGTCGTCCCACACTTCTATTTCTTTCTCGCGGGTTTCTAGCACGTCTACCGTCTTGTTGCGTTGCGCGAAAACGGGCAGTGTGGCGTGGTCTATTTCGCCGTTCTTGCCCTTAATCCGCATTATCTCCTCTAGCGCGTTGCCTTCATAGTATGGCGTGTAGTCGATGAATGACGCCGCGCCAATCGAGCCCGTAGCATTCACGTCCCCTCGCACGTCCAGCCTATACACCGGGTTTGCCGTGCCGATGCCGATGTTGCCCGTCGAGCCATTTATTGCTAGGCGGCTCGTGGTTGGTTCGGTTCCAAAAGCAGTGTTGGATAATATCTCGAATAGACCAGTGCCGGAATAGCCAGTAATCAAACGAAAGTTACGGTTGCCATTCCCACCCGTAGTGGCCTCGGAATTAAGCGTGATGCCCGGCGCGTTCCCAGTAGAATTAATCGTCAAGCCATAGTTTGACCCGCGAATCGTAAGCAAATCACTCGGCGCTGTCGTGCCGATGCCGACTTTGCCGCCGCTAGTTACGGTTAGGACTGGCGTCCCAGCGGTTTCAGCTATCGCGGTAGTGTAACCGAGGTCCATGCGGTTGAAGCCTGCCCCGCCTAATGCTCGCAGGTACATATAGTACGACGGCCCGGGATTATTCAGGTAAAGCGTGTTATTGTGCGTGTTCGCCAGTATGCCGATATACTCTCCGGGTTTATCCACCGACAAATTACCCTTTATCGAAGCATTCCCCTGCACTAGCAAGGCATCACCCGCGCCACTCCCCGTCACCGTGAGCGTCGCGTTTGGCGCGCTCGTGCCTATAGCGAGGCTCGCGGCGGGAATATTCTGGTATTGCGTGGCGTTGCTCTCCATGCCAGCGTATCCGGCGGGTTCGCCTCGGTTGTAGAGTTGAGAGATTTCGGTGGCGGAGAGGTTGCGGTTCCATACCTTGACGTCGTCGAGCACGCCGTTGAAGAACGCGCCTTGAACGCTGCCGGTGGGAACAGCCCCGATGTATGCGGGGGACGTGTCTACCATTATTGTCGCGCTCGTCGTGCCCGTGCCCGCCGCCGCGCCGTCTATATAGAACGTTGCTAGAGTCCCGTTCTTGACGACTGCGAGGTGGTGCCAAGCGTTCAAACTAAACGTGCCCGTGCTCGTCGCGCTTGACGCGGCTATGCCATTCGCGCTAGTCAAGAGCGACAACTGCCGGTTGTTGTTGGCGAGGAACCAATACGAGCGCATCCCATCCGTGCCCGTCCACTTGGTTACCAGCGAGTTCTGCACCACGGCGGAAGTAGCGTAAGCCCACACGGCGAAAGTAAAGTCCGTCGTAAAGTTGAGCGAGTCGCCCATCGAAACGAAATTATGCACTCCATCGAAGTTGAGGCACTTGCCGACCACGCACGACGAGTTAAGCGTCGGCTGGGAGATTACCGTCGCGTTACCCAACGCGCCAGCCGTGCCGTTACCCGACAAGTCTATCGTCGAGCGC